ATGCTTTCAAGTGAAATAAAGACCTTAGAGATCAATGGCAAAAAAGTATTCAATGTAAACGATGGCGACCTAGTTTGCTGTTTTGATAAAGACCTTAACGATGATGTCGTTACAGCAATAGCAAAGATGCAACCATTATACGCTGTATTCCGCGATGCAAGTATGTCAACTGACAGTGTAGCAGTAAACTTTGACCAAATATTTGAAACTTATTCGCCAACAACAACAAGAAAAATTATCTAGGAGTTATTTATGGAGAATACATTATCTAATTTAGAAAAACAAAAGCTTGTGAAATTATTTAATAAATCAGGTTGGGTTCTAGATTTTTCAAATTCTACTTTTGAAACTTTCACAAAAGCAAGTGTTGGAATTGATATTCAAGCAGAGTATGGAGGGTCAAAAGGTGCATCATTAGAAAGGTTTATTTTTAATGGACAACCAGATAAAGTTATCAAATTAATAAAAGATTTAATTGATTACTACCCACTAGCAAAAAACTATGAACGACAAAGGGCAGAAGATAAACCTTTATTTGAAAATTGCGTTAAATTTATGGAAACGAAAACAATAAATAGTTATGAAACTTTAACGAAAGAATTTGCTGTAAAAGTTAATAGCGAATACATAACACAACAGTTAGATTTGATGACAAAATCACAAAAAGATAATCCTACTGAGGTTATTGGAAAGGCTAAAGAATTGGTTGAAAGTTGCTGTAAAACAATCCTAGACAATGTAGGGGAAAGTTATTCTAAAGATGATAATTTGAATGCGTTGGTTGATAAAACAATAAACAAATTGAATTTATCACCCAAATGTATTAAAGACACAGTAAAAGCATCAGAAACAATAAAGAAAATTCTTGGGAATATGAAGAGCATCGCTATAGGATTGGCTGAATTGCGAAATCCATATGGAAGCGGACATGGTAAAAGTGCATCATTTAAAGGATTGGAAGAGAGACACGCTAAATTGGCTATTGGTAGTGCAATGACTTTAGTTAATTTTCTTTGGGATAGTTATGAGCTTCAATATTGTAAAGGAGAACACAAATGAAATTTAGATTCAAGACACAGCCATATCAACAAGAAGCTGTAAGTAATATCAGCAAGGTATTCAAAGGACAGCCAAAGTTGGATATGGTTAGATACACAAGAGACTTAGGTATTAAGAAAAAGACTGATGAGTTAAAGCAGGCTTCACTTTTTGACGCCTTTGAAGAAAATGATGATGGCTTTGAAAATGCTAAAATTTTGCTTGATGAAACTGACATTTTGCAAAACATAAAGCATATTCAACAAGACTGCAACTACAAAGAGTCAGAAGAGCTAGTAAAAGGTCTTGGCAAGTGTTCTCTCGACATTGAAATGGAAACAGGAACAGGTAAAACCTATGTGTATATCAACACCATTTTTGAACTCAATGAAAGATATGGTTGGAGTAAATTCATAGTTGTTGTTCCTAGCATTGCCATTCGTGAAGGTGTTAAAAAGTCGTTCCAGATGATGGAAGATCATTTCATGGATCGTTATCACAAAAAGGCAAGATACTTTGTTTACAACAGCAAAAGACTTTCGGAACTAGATAGTTTTGCTTCTTCTAGTGATATCAATGTAATGATTATCAACACCCAAGCATTCAACGCTCGTGGCGCTGATGCCAGAAGAATTGATATGGTTCTTGATGAATTCCAATCAAGAAAACCAATTGATGTTGTAGCAAAAACAAGACCAATCTTAATTCTAGATGAACCACAAAAGATGGGCGATGAAAAGAGTGCAACACAACTTTCACTTCGCAAATTCAATCCATTGTTCTGTATGAACTTCTCAGCAACACACAAAAAACAACACAACCTCGTATATTGCCTAGATGCAGTGGATGCATACAACAAATGCTTGGTTAAGAAGATTCAAGTTAAAGGTTTTGAGATTAAGAACTTGCGTGGAACAGATAAATACTTGTATTTGCAAGACATTGTGCTTTCACCAAACAAACCACCAATGTGTAAGTTAGAGTTTGAAATCAACTATAACAAATCAATAAACAGAGAAACTCGTATCTTAGGCAAAGGCGACAACTTGTATCATAAGTCTAACCAAATGGAACAATACAAAAATGATTACATAATCTCTGACATCAACCCATTCAACAACACAATCACTTTCCTTAATGGACAAGTTTTGCATATTGGAGAAGTGCTAGGAGATGTATCAGATAAAGACCTTAGAAGAATACAAATAAGAGAAACAATCCGTTCGCACTTTGAGAAAGAAGAGAAACTTTACGATAAAGGAATCAAATGCTTGTCATTGTTCTTCATTGATGAAGTTGTAAAATATAGAGATTACAACGAGCCAGATGAAAAAGGCGAATATGCAAGAATGTTTGAAGAAGAGTACACAAAGGCGCTTAATGAAAAGATAACATTATTCGAAACACCTTACATTCGCTACTTGAAAGGCATTGATGTTAAAGACACACACAAAGGTTATTTCTCAATAGATAAAAAGACCGGAAGAATGATTGATTCAAAGGAAAGCAAAGGCGAAGGCTCAGATGATATTTCAGCATACGACCTTATCTTAAAAAACAAAGAGAGATTGCTTTCAAAAGAAGAACCAACAAGGTTCATATTCTCACACTCAGCACTTAGAGAAGGTTGGGATAACCCAAACATCTTCCAAATTTGTGCATTGAAACCAGGTGGCGACAGTGCGATTGCTAAGAGACAAGAAGTTGGTCGTGGACTTCGTATTGCTGTAAATATGCTAGGCGATAGAACAGACCTTCACTATTTCAAGAATGAAAGGTCATCATTCCATAATGTCAACACTTTAACGGTTATTGCAACTGACAGTTATAAAGACTTTGTTGGTTCAATACAAAAAGTGCTTAAAGAGAACCTTGCAGATAGACCTACAAGGGCAACAATTGAATATTTCCGTGGCAAGTTTGTTAGCGATGGAAAAGAGAGAGTTCAAGTCAACAATGATATGGCGAGTGATATTCAAAGTTATTTAAGATTTAACGGTTATGCCGATAAAGACAACAAAATCACTCAAAAGTACTTTGATGACAAGGCAAATAACACGCTTGCGGCAATGCCAGAAATTCTTGCACCATACACAGAAAGCGTGCATAAACTTGTTGAAAGCATTTACAACGAAAAAGCACTTGATGGTATGTTTGAAGATGCTAACAAATCAACAGTGGAAAGCAACCCACTTAACGATAACTTCCACAAGGCAGAATTCCAAAAACTTTGGAAGCAAATCAACCACAAGTATACATACAAAGTTGACTTTGATAGTGAAGAGCTTATCAAACACTCAATTGAAAGCATAAATAAAGGATTATTCGTTGCTGAATTAAAGTACGTTGTAACAATCGGTCAGCAGAAGAAAACAATGGATGAGAACGCATTAAAGCGTGGCGATTCATTTAGCACAACCGACACAAGAACCGAAACAATCCGTAGTGGCGCTGCCGATAACACAAAATACGATTTAATAGGTAAAATTGTAGACAATACAACTTTAACAAGAAGAACAGTAGTTCGCATTTTGCAAGGCATAACAAGAGAAAAATTTGAGATGTTTGCTATCAACCCAGAAGAGTTTATAACAAAGGTATCAAGACTAATAAACGAGCAAAAAGCCTCAATGATTGTAGACCACATAACCTACAACAAGACCGAAGGGGAATACGACAGCGATATCTTCACAGGCAACCAAGCAAAGATTGACTTTGACAAGGCATATAAGGCGCAAAAGGCAATTCAAGACTATGTCGTAACCGATGGAAGTGCAGAAGAGTCAATAGAGCGTAAGTTTGCAAAAGAACTTGATGTAGCAAATGAGGTTTGTGTATATGCTAAACTTCCAAGATCATTCCAAATCCCAACACCAGTTGGGAACTATGCACCAGACTGGGCAATAGCGTTCAACGAAGGCAGTGTAAAACACATATACTTTGTTGCTGAGACAAAAGGTAGTATGGAATCACTAGAACTTCGTGGAATAGAAAAAGCAAAAACCGATTGTGCTAAAAAACTATTTGACCAACTTCAACTTGCAGGCAATGTAAGATACGAAGTAGTAGATAGTTACGAAAGTTTGCTAGACAAAATGCAATCAATAGATTAAGATAAAATAGACTAGGCGATAAACCTGGTCTATTTTTTTTTGCAAAAAAATTGAAATAAATATTTGAAATCCAATTTTTTGGATATAGTGTGTGCTATCATTAAGCCATAAATATACGGGGTGTATATTTATAACAAAGGAATAGGAAAATGAGAGTAATAAAAGAGAATACAGTACAAGCGGTGTTGAACTTTGTAAAAGAATATCAAAAGAAAGAAGGTAGGTCGCCTTCATTTCGTCAGATTTGCCATGCAATGAGTTTCCCAAGCATAGGCACAGCACAAAAATATGTAAATGTCTTAAAAACTCGTGGTTTACTCTCACAAAACGATCAAGGCAAAATTGAGATTCCATTTAACCTTCGCAAAGGAACAACCATAGTAGCCCCACTGGTTGGCTCAGTAGCCTGCGGAACACCTATTCTAGCTGAAGAAAATATTGAGGAGAATTATTTATTGCCTACATCAATTTTTGGTTCTGGCGAAACAATGGTATTGCACGCGAAAGGCGACAGCATGGTCGGCGCAGGAATAAATAATGGAGATTTGCTAGTAGTTAAAATTTGTGATAGTGCCGATGACGGAGACATCGTTGTTGCGCTGATAAACGATTCAGCCACAGTAAAGCGACTATTCAAACACAAAGACTATGTTGCATTGCATCCTGAAAATCCGAAATATCAAGACATTATTACAAAAGAAGTTAAAATTCAAGGTATTGTTAAGCACGTAATTCACAGTTTTTAGGAGGCGATAGCATTGAAAACTAAAATGTTTTGTCCACATTGTGGCAGATGTTTGGGAGAGAGCATTACATCTGATGAAACAGGTGTAGTGAAAGCACTTGTTGTAGTGCCAACCAAACTGAAGCGGAAACAATTCATCTATGACGTAAAATGTGTTAGATGCAAAGAAAAAGTCTTCATATCAATGGAGTTTGCAGATTAAAATTGAATATTAAATAATACGAACCCTTGCGTTCTTTCAGTTAAAAAATTGATAAAACGCTTGGGTTTTTTATTTTCAGCAAATTGCGACAAAGAAAGAACAATTTTGCCAATAAAAGTAGGTATCAAAAAATTACAATACCTGAAAGGTATTGTAAAATTATTGTATGATATACGAAAGATGAGTTTTTTGATAAGAAAAGGAGGTTTTATTGAAAATCCCCGAACTCATCAACCTACAACTTTATAAAAAATACGAAGTCCCAAGTACAAGAGGGTTTATGCGCTCTTTATAACTTGGGATTTTTTATTGCAAGAAAAAAATAAAAAATTTCTAAAAAAAATTGAAAAATAATTCCCGCTAGGTCAAATGGTGAACTAGCGACACTGCTAAAGTATGAGTGTCAAAACAAAAAGAAAGGAGGTGATAGCGATATGGATTTCAGAAGTTCAAGCGTAACAGCAGATATCTTGAATTATATTTCTGATGGCAAAGTTCACACTTTGCAAGAAATAGCCAATGAAGTCGAAGTGTCTTACTCAACAGCAAAAAGACACATCCAATCACTTGCATATCGCTATCCTATTGAAACTTTTTGTGGTGGCATAAACAGAGGTGGTGTAAAACTCGACACAAAATACATAGTCCAGGGGAAAATAATCACCAACGAGAAATTGCAGATTCTCGGAAAAGCATTGGCATTACTGCAAGGTGCTGATGATAACGAAGTGAACCCAAGACTATTACAGGAGTTGATAAATGATTTCGCACCACCTACAAGCAAGGAGACAAAAAATGAAGATCAACAGGAACAAGTTAATTAAATACCTTAAAGAGATTAAGATGTCAATGAGCGAGTTTGTTAAAAACCTTGGTTGGGATTACAAAAGGTTTATTGATATGTTATTCGATAACGGGGATTTAGAAAGAGATGATGCAATGACATTTATCAAGTTTGTAGGAGCGAAAGATGCCATGAAGATCATCAATTGGAGGCAGATGAATGTCAGAAAACCAAAATATAGAGAAATCTTTCAACACGACAATGCCAATCAATGTGCAACCATATAAGCACCAACTTAAAGCTTTTCTATTCGCATTAAAAGTGATGGGTTATATCCCAGATGAAAGTTCCAATAGTTTGTGATAACTGCCTAAAAATAATAATGAAAACACCTAGCACAATTCATCAATTCAATTTTTGTTCAGCAAAGTGCAAAAATGAGTTTAATTCGGTAAAATTCTCTAACTTTAATAAGACAATAAACCCTATGAATCAGCCTGGCAAAACAATAGATGAAAGAGTAAAAATGAGACAAAGGAAGCTGAAATACAATAACAAAAATAACATAACAGCAAAATCCTATAACAAGTATCTAGGCGAGCCAGAACATAGGCGAATTGCAAGAGTGAAGCTCGGAAGAGACCTATTGCCGAATGAAGTTGTTCATCACATTGATGGCAACAGCAAAAACAACAAACCTAGTAATATTCAAGTAATGGATAGAGCCGAACACACAAGCCTACACATGAAAGAATATTGGAGAAATAAACGAAGTGAAAAAGAGTAAATCTGTTGCCATCTTGGCCGAAATGGGAACAGGGAAAACCTTGATCACAATAGCACTTGCTGGTGCATTATATAACAATCAAAAAATCAATAAAATGCTGATAGTTGCGCCACTTTCCATAGTTTCAGTATGGGAAAGTGAATTCAAAAAATTTGCCGACTTCGATTTCAATATTGCTGTGCTTGATGGTAGTTCTCAAAAGAAATACCAAGCACTAAACAATTTGTTTGGCAAAGGACTTCAAGTCGCCGTCATCAACTATGAAAGTTGTTGGAGAATTGAAGAAATGCTTGCAATTTGGCAACCAGACCTAATCGTTTGTGATGAGTCAAGCAAGATAAAAAATCCACAAGCAAAACAATCAAAAGCACTTCATAGACTTGGCAAACAAAGTAAACACAACATTATTTTGACAGGAACACCTGTGACCAATAATCCTTTGGACTTTTTCTCACAGTATAAGTTCCTAGATGAAAACATTTTTGGTTCTAGTTTCTACGCATTTAGAGCAAGATACGCAATCCTTGGTGGCTATGGAAATCATCAAGTTGTAGGATACAAAAACCTACCAGAACTTGTGGAAAAGGCTCACAGTATTGCATTTAGAATAACCAAAAAAGAAGCTTTAGACTTGCCAGAACAAGTTGACCAAATAAGACTTGTTGACCTTGAACCAAAAGCCGAAACACAATATAGACTTTTGGAAAGAGAAAGTGTTGCAGAACTTGAACAAGGCAATGTTGTAGCAATGAACGTGCTTACTAAATTATTGAGATTGTCGCAGATAACAGGTGGCTTCGTTAAAACTGAAATAAGTGATGAAGCTGTGCCAATATCTTCAGCAAAGATAAACGCACTTGAAGAAATTATTGATGAGTGTATGGATGCACGCAAAAAGTTGGTTGTTTTTGCACGATTTGTCGCAGAGATAGATGCTATCGAAAGATTACTAATAAAAAAGAGAATAGGATATGCACTTATCAAAGGCGATGTTAAAGACCGTGCAGAACAAGTGGAAAAATTCCAAAAAGATGAAACAGTTAGAGTGTTTGTTGGGCAGATACAAACAACAGGAATGGGGCTCACATTGACTGCCACTGATACTGCTGTGTTCTATTCGCTAGATTATAGTTTCTCAAACTATGAACAGGCGAAAGCAAGAATACACAGGATAGGGCAGAAAAACAATTGCACCTACATTCACTTAATAGCAAACAAGACCATTGATGAAAAGGTCTTTGATGCACTAAAAAGAAAGAAAAGCATAGCAGACTTGGTGGTTGACAATTGGCGATCGTTATTCAACACAAACAAATAAGGAGACCAAATGGAAAATCAAGATTTATTTGAAACAGCGGATAAGTATTATGCCGCAAGACAAGAAAGAGATATTCGTGAGCAGGCTTACAAAGATGCAAACGAAGTAGTGAAACAACTAGAACAAGAGTTAATCCAAAAGATGACCGACAATGAAGTTTCTACCTTCAAAAGAAATGGTGTTCAGTTCATTGTGGCATCAAGAGAATACCTTTCAGCAAACCCAGAAACCAGAGATGAATTGTATAAGAGAATTCGTGATAAAGGACTTGACTACCTTTTCACAGTCAATGCAAACACTCTAAGTGGATTTGTGAAAGAACAGAAAAAGGGAAACGAGGACATTATGCCAGAATGGTTAGATGGACTCATCAATACCTTTGAAAAACAATCAATAAGAATTAAGAAATAGGAGAATTGTCATGCAAAATGAAATTGTAAAGAAAGAAACAGAGTATGCAGTAGAGAGCAGTAATCTCGCTGAATCACTTGGCGAAGAAATGCAAGGACTCAACATCACATTTGACAGAATTAAAGTTCCAAGTGGTGGTGGACTTGCTTACGAAGTTCCAGGCGACAACCCTGAAGAACCAGATCTTGAAAAAGAGTTTGAAGCGGTTATTCTATACCATCACCCAATGCTTTCATACTACAAAGAAAAATACAATGGTGCAAACGAAGCCCCAAACTGCTCATCAATTGATGGCATCACAGGAATTGATAGAGACACAGGCGAAATGAAGTCGTGCAAAGATTGTCCTTTCAATGAATTTGGTAGTGGCGAAAATGGTGGTAAAGCCTGCAAGGTTAAAAGAAGAATATTCTTGCTTCGTAAAGGCGAAGCTTTGCCAGTCGTATTTGCTTTGCCTACAACAAGTGTTGGAGACTTTTCAAAATACATTATGAGAATTGTCTCAAAAGGAAGAAAGTCAAATCAAGTGGTTACAAAGTTCAGTTTGAAAAAGGTTCAAAACTCTGGTGGAATAACTTACAGCAAAGTTGTTGTTTCACAGGTTAGAGAACTAAATGACATTGAACAAAAATCCATTGATTCACTTTCGGCGCAGGTTAAGGCTATCGCTAAAAACTTACAAGAAAACTATGAGAACGAGGAATAACACTCGACTAGAATAAGGAGAGATCAATGGCAGATATTTTTGAAGAAATAAATTCACTAGTTAATGTGAAGCAACTTATTGAGTATTATTACCAACCACTCAGAAGAGATAACAAAGTTATCTGCCCATTTCATAACGAAAAGACTGGTTCTTTGAGCGTAAATGAAAAAGACAATATGTGGAAATGCTTTGGCTGTGGGGCTGGTGGCGATGGCATCAGCTTCGTGGCCAAGTACAAAAACATAAGTCAAATTGATGCCGCAAAACTTATTGCAAGTGATTTCAATTTACAAGTTGACTTTGGAAAAGAAGAAAAAGATCCAAGTAAACTAGAAATACGAAGATACATTCTAGAATGCCAAAAGAACTTGGAAAAAACGGATTATTTGCAAAACAGGGGATTGTCTCTGGAAACCTTGCGTTTCTTCGGTGTTGGATATGACACAAAGAAAAAATGTGTTGTGATTCCTTACAATCGAAGTTATACGTACTACCAAACAAGGCGAGTAGATAGAAAAGAATTCTATAAGCCAGAAAAAGATAAAGCAGGACCAGAGCCAATTTGGAACGACACAGCATTGTACAAGAAAGATACTAGACCAATATTTGTGGTTGAAAGTCCAATCTGTGCAATGAGCATTATGCAATACAGTGGCGTTGCAATATCAATTTGTGGGAAGGAAAACAAGAATAAACTAGTTGAATTTTGCAAAAAGATTAAGCCCAAAGCACCATTGATTCTATGCCTGGACAACGATGCGCCTGGACAGCAAGCAAATGAAGAATTATATCAAATGCTTAAAGAAGTTGATGTCAAGTGCGTAAAGTTCAATGTTGCTGGCAACTACAAAGATCCAAACGAACTATTGCAGAAAGATCCAGCAAAACTATGCGAACGAATCTATCAAGGCAACTTGCAAGCAAAAAGAGTTGCTCGTGGTAGCGATGACCTAATCACAGCAGAAGATTTGTATAGCATTGAACTAGAAGATTTGAAATGGATAGTCAAAGGACTTATTCCAGAAGGACTATCAATCCTAGTTGCCGCAAGTAAGATAGGTAAGTCTTGGTTGATGATGCAACTTTGCAATGCAATAGTAGAAAGACTTTCATTCTTAAACAAACCTACAACGCACAGTGGAGTGCTGTATTTCTCACTAGAAGATAGTGATCGTAGATTGAAAAGAAGAATGAATGTAGTTTGGAAAAACAAAAAGCCTTCACCTGGGGTCTACTTCAAAACTGAGTGCAAAACCTTAGATACAGGTCTCATAGATCAGCTGACACGAATAGTCAAAGCACACAAAGACATTAAAGTTATAATCTTTGATACTTTTCAAAAAATTCGTGGAACAGCAATGAAAAATGAAAGTGCCTATGCCTATGATTATAGGGAAATGGGCATTCTCAAACAATTTGCAGATAGATATGGAATCAGCATAATTTTGGTTCATCACACTAGAAAAATGTTAGACCAAGATGATGTTTTCAATATGACAAGTGGTAGTACAGCAATAATCGGTGCATCAGACACAGCATTGCTTATCTACAAGAAAAAGCGTGGCGATGAATTCGCAACACTAAATCTCACAGGTCGTGATGTTATAGAACAGGAAATTGTGATAAATCGTAGCCAAGAACAAGGCATTTGGAGTGTTGTTGGTTCACCTGAAGAACAGGAAGCCAAGCACAAAGAAGAAGCATTCAACAAAAATCCTATTGCTATGACACTATTAAAACTATATGAAAAGAACCCAACAACAGGGTGGGAAGGATCTGTGAGACAACTTGCCAATGCTTATTGTGATTTGACAGGGGAAGCTTTGCCAGACACGGAAGCAAATATAGGTAAAACATTAAATGACTACGACTTTTGCCAACGAATTTACAAGGCAACTAAGTGGGAACATTCAACAAGGCGAAGAAGCAACTGCACATTGCACACTTTTAAGCCAAGACAAGTGACATTTTTTGACCGATATGCGCCAAAAGACTGAAATAGTATATAAAAAGCCCTTACACTCCTTACACTGCTTACACTAAAAGTAGTGAATAGTCCGAAAAATAAAGGCTTTTAACATAAATCTATCCACAAATTGTCCTTACACTTTCCTTACACTTACTTACACTCTCCTTACACTAAAACCAGGTAAAACACAAAAGTATCCCTACGATTTTGATATTTTCTTACATTTCCTAGTAAAAGTGTAAGGAGTGTAGGCAGTGTAGGTGTTTTATAGGAGAATTTATGAAAGAGCAAACCATTGTAGATAAAATTAAGGCTTATCTAAAAACAATACCAAACCTGTTCTTCTGGAAAGAACATGGTGGACAATACGGAACAGCAGGAATTCCAGACATAATTGTCTGCTATAAAGGAAAATTTATAGCGTTTGAATGCAAATTGCCAGGAAGAAAACCGACACTTTTGCAAGCAATTACACTAAGAAAAATTATGCTAGCAGGTGGAATTGCTGTTGTTGTAACCAGCCTTGACCAGGCTAAGGAAATTATAGAATCAATCAAATAAAGGAGAAATGGATGGACTTATTGCTACACAAAGTCAATCTAACAGCTGAGGTCAAGTTTGATTATGAGACATCAATAAGTCCAAACTTTGACCGTATATCAAAAGAGATTAAAAACGAACTAGAATTTTATATTCAACAACACACGAAAATCTGGCACAAACGCTATATGCGATTGACCTACTATGATGAACAGTCCGACTCAATGCTTATGTTTTTCATAAGAGAATATAAACAATTCCTATCAATGAAAACTTGGAATGTAGTTGGTGTTTGTTTAGCAGAAGATTGGAACGAAGAACTAGAAGAGTGTGGACAAATAAAGGCTTGGCTTGACACCACTTTAACACCAAAAGAGGATGAACTCGATTGGGTGGAAGTGTTAAGGTTAAGGCAAGAACAAGAAGAAAGAGAGCGAAAATTAGATGAAAAGGAGCAAGAGAAGTATGACCGATTATTCAGTTAATGAACTACTAAACAATTACCATTTGAATAAAAGCAAATTGAAATTGATTGGATATAAAGACAATAAAAACAACGAAAATTTACTAGAATTAAAAGAAGAAATGGATATGCTGGACTACTGCATCAACATACTGCCAGAAGAAGAAAAGACAATTATAACCAACCATTATATTAAAAGAATGTCTCTAAGACAGTTGAGTAAAGTGCTAATAATGGCACGAACAACTATCACAAGAAAGTTAAAAAATGCAGAAAATTTGCTTGAAAAGTTGTTAAAATCTGCAAAAAACTGAAAAAAAGGTTAAATTTGGGACAGTTTGATGCCGAAAAAGTTAAAAACCATACCAAAAATGGGGTAATAATATAAAGTGAAGGCACAAGAAAAAAGGAGCGAGCGCAAATGCCACACAAACCAAAACACCCTTGTGGATATCCAGGTTGTCCGAATCTAACAAATGACAGGTTCTGTGATGTTCATAAGAAAAAGGTTGATTCAACCTACAATAAATACGAAAGAGATAATTTCAGTAGAACATTCTACAATTCACCTAGATGGCGTGAGTTAAGAAAAAGAAAACTAACAATCTCTCCATTATGTGAAGAATGCAAAAAGAATGGAACTTTCGTGAAAGCAACTATGGTTGATCATATCACACCAATAAAGCAAGGTGGAGAAGCATTTGATATTAACAATTTGCAGTCCTTATGTTGGTCGTGTCATAGCAGAAAATCAGTCCAAGAAGGTAGTCGTTTTGGAAGAAAAAATAGTCAAAAAACTTGCGATTAAGTCTGGACTTTGATAGGTGTTTGCGGTATTGTTTGTGTTGTAAAAAAGGAGAAAATAATGGAGACATTAGAAGAAAAATTGAAACAATTCAAACATACAAAAGCAGTTGGAGATGGCTATCCAAGAGGTTATAAATCACACATAAATGCTTTTATGGAAGGCTTCAATAGTGGAAGATTTAACTCATACAAAGATGAGTATTTCGTAGAAACTAGACAATATGCAAATGAACAACTAGCAGAATACAATAAAAAGATTAAAGAGAATTGGAAAGAAGCTAGATGCCAAGTGGTTGCTAGAATATTACAAATAGAAGAAAAAGAAAGACTAAACAAACTACTATATGGTAATTCATTGAACAACCAAAAAGAAGAAGCACTAAAAAGAGTTTTAGAGTTCGTGTGCGAAAGCTTACCAGTATTAAAGGAAGGCGAATAATATGAAACAACAATTCAACCTTAAAGAATACACAAAGAAAGACATAGAAGATGCAATAGAAACAATTCAAGATGGTATGAGATTCAATTGCGAACAGATGAAAGCAAATATGAACAAACCAAACTTCAGCGAGTTAAATGTGGACTTGTATATGCGAAACCTAAAACTAGAAAAGGACTTGAACAAATTCCAAAGAGAGAAAGCTAGAAGAATAAGACACAGCAATTGGTAGGCCCAGGGGCGGTCAAATCTCTACGACTTTCAACTTGCAAAGCGGGCAGGCAGTCGCGTGTAAATTTTCGCAAAATCAAAAATCAAAAAAATAATCAAAATATTCAATATAAAAACACAGCAGAACCCTTGAAATTGCTGTGTTTTTTGCTGTTTTGATTTCTACTGAAAAAATCAAAATAAAATCAAAAAATAATCAAAAATAAATCAAAAAAGGAGAAAAATATGGCGAGTGGCGGATATAGAGTTGGTGCAGGGCGACCAAAGAAATCAGTAACTGAAAAGATACTAAATGGTAATCCAGGCAAAAGAAAAATTGGTGTGTTGGAATTTGGCGATGAAGCTGAGATTCCAAACAAACCAGCATCTTGGTTAAGTCCAAAAGCAAAAGAAATTTGGAAACAAGTGTATGAATGGCTAGAAAAAATTGGTTGCACAAAAGGTGTGCTTCCATACAACCTAGATGAATATGCTCACTGCAAGTCCAGATGGCTTGAATGTGAAGAAGCAATCACAACTCACGGTTTCCTATTAAAAGATGCAAATGGGAAAACAATCAACAATCCTTGTATTCAAATGGCGCAAAATTATTTGAGACAGACCAATGATGTGTGGGCTAAAATCTTTGCAGTTGTAAGAGAGACAAAACTGACAGATTGGAACGAAGATAACCCAAACAATGACATAATGGAAAACATACTGAGAGGTAAGTGATGCTAAAGGTAATTGAGTTATTCGCTGGCGTTGGCTCTCAAACGCAAGCATTAAAAAATATAGGCGTAGAACACGAAGTCGTTGCAATATCAGATAACGATATGCACGCCGACAAAACCTACCGAGCATTGCACGATCCAAATGTAAATAACCTTGGCGACATAACCAAAATACAAAGTTTGCCGAAAGCAGATTTGTGGACATACAGTTTTCCTTGCCAAGACATTTCAGTAGCAGGATTGCAAAGAGGACTAGACCAAGGAAGTGGAACAAGGTCAGGGCTACTTTGGGAAGTAGAACGATTGCTGATAAAAGCAAAAGAACAAGGAACACTGCCCAAATACTTACTGCTAGAAAATGTAAAGAACTTAATAGGAAAGAAATTCAAAGACAACTACGAAAAATGGTTGTCTTTTTTGTCGTCTCTTGGATACACAACTTACACAAAGGTGCTAAATGCGAAGGACTTTGGTGTTCCACAAAACAGGGAAAGAGTGTTCGGTGTTTCAATACTTGGCGATCACGAACCTTATGAGTTCCCAAAACCAAGAGAATTGAAAATAAGGCTCAAAGACATTTTGGAAGAAAATGTTGAAGAAAAGTATTACTTAAAGGCATCTACAATAATCAGCATACTAAACACAACATTTAATCAGCGAGCAGGACTATTGCACGGTGGCAACGATGTTTGTGCAACACTATGTGCCAGGGATTATAGAGAACCAAAACTCATTGCTGTTGGAAAACTCGAAGGCGGAGTTTGGGATAAGCGATACAATCAAATAAGACAAGTGTTCGATCCAAATGGCATAAGTCCAACTATAATGGCTGGTGGCGGTGGTGGAACTGAAACAAAGATAATTGCAATTCGTGGTAGAGAGCAAGGTCAAGTTATAGAGCCAAATGATAAAGGAACTAGCAATGCTTTAACAACACTGCAAAAAGATAACCTAGTTATGGAAAAGCCAAACAAATTGGTGTGTCGTGGATACAAAAAGTTTACAGACAAAAATGGCTATATTCCAGAACTATTCAATCCTTACCACGGTAAAGAAATAAAAGACATTGCACCAACACAAACAACCAAGTGTGGAATAGATACAAGCACAGCAACAGTGCTTAAAGCAGAAAAACAAATAGATTGCATAAGAATTAGGAAACTAACACCAACAGAGTGCTGGCGACTTATGGGCTGGAACGATGAGCAAATTGCAAAGGTCAAAGCATCAGGAATAAGCAACACTCAAATGTACAAACAAGCAGGAAATGGAATTGTCGTAACAGTGTTAGAAGCAATCTTCAAAAATCTATTCCTTTAACCTGGACTTGCAAAGCCTTATGCGGTATGTTTGTTGTCGGAGGGAATAACAATGTACGATAAATTCTTTATGAAAAAAGTTTGCGATAGGTGTGGCAAAGACCTAAGTCAAGGTCGCATAATGTCAATGTTCAATGAAGATTGCATTTGTATGGAATGCAAAGAACAAGAGAGAAAAAGACCAGACTATAAGCAAGCAGTAGAGAAAGATACAAACGAATATCTACGCAAGATAAAATTAAAAATTAAATATGGCAAAAAAGATGACAAAAAATAATTAAAGTATGCTATAATAGAACCATCCATAGAGAGTGTGCGAGAGACCAAACTCAATGACCACACAGCAACCTAGCATAAGACAAGGTGCTCCAGTTTGGAACGATGGTCATAGAATAGTGTGCTTCTGTCCCATCGTTGTGATGGGATTTTTTATGGAAATAAAAAGTAAAAAGGAAGTAAATCTATGAAAACAATTATTACAAGTGAGAGTGTCAACATAGGACACCCAGACAAAACCTGCGATACTATTGCAGATGCATTCTTGGATGAAGCTCTTCGCCAAGATCCAAATTCAATGATGGCAGTAGAGTGTGCCATTAAAGATAACAAATTATTTATTTATGGGGAAGCAACAACCAAAGCACAAATTGACTACGATTCAATTGCTAGGAAGATACTCAAAGAGATTGGCTATGATTGTGAGTTTGACATTATCAAGCAAATCAGCATTCAAAGTCCAGATATCAACCAGGCAGTGAACAAAAAAGTTATATGCGCCAATGACCAAGGTATGGTTTATGGTTATGCTACCAATGAAACCAAAGAATATATGCCTTTACCAATCATAGTTGCACACAAACTTATGAGAAAGTATGAAGAGTTTAGAAAAACTCACAAAGGATACTTTGCTGATGCAAAAAGCCAGGTAACAGTTGAATATAACAATAACGATCCTGTTGGCATTGAAACAGTGCTTGTTTCAGTTTCACATTCAAACGACTTAACAAAAGAAGAAATACGAAACACAATTGCTGAAGAAGTAATTGCACCAGTGCTTGCAGAATATGCTTACCTTATTACAGCAACCACAGACTTAATCGTCAACCCAAGTGGTAAGTTCACCATATGGGGAAGCTTTGGAGATAGTGGCTGTGTTGGAAGAAAAATTGTAGTTGACACTTATGGTGGCGTTGGCCGAGTAGGTGGCGGTTGTTTTAGTTCCAAAAATGCAACAAAGGTAGATAGAAGTGGAGCATACTACGCAAGGTATGTAGCAAAGAACATTGTTGCTCATAAACTTGCTGATAAGTGCGAAATTCAAGTTGCGTATGGCATTGGACTTGAAAAACCAATATCAGTTAACATTGACACATTTGGCACAGAGAAAGTTTCAATGGATAAAATTTTTAAGTATGTTCAAGACAACTTTGATTTCAGTCCAGCAAACATTATTGAAGAACTAGACCTTCTAAAACCAATATACCAAGCAACAGCGTGCTACGGTCATTTTGGTAGAGAAGAATTCCCTTGGGAAAAAATTAAAGATTAAAATTGTATTTTATTGATACAAAATTGGCTGGTATATGGTATAATAAAGCTAGATATTAGTCAGGAGAAACCAAATGTCAAATATTAAAGTCTTTGAAGATAAGAAAATTAGAACACAATGGAACGAAAAAGAAGAAGATTGGTATTTTTCTGTTGTCGATGTTATTGAAGCACTAACAGATAGTGTCCAACCAAGAAAGTATTGGAATGATTTAAAAAACAAGTTAAAAGATGAAGGAAGTGAACTGTCCGAAAAAATCGGACAGTTGAAATTGATTGCTAGAGATGGCAAGTCAAGATTAACTGATGTAGTAAACACAAAAGACTTATTGCGTCTTATTCAATCAATTCCAAGCAAGAAAGCAGAACCTTTCAAACTATGGCTTGCTCAGGTTGGAAGTGAAAGATTAGATGAAATTGCTGATCCAGAAAAAGCACTTCAAAGAGGTGTTGATTATTATCGCAAAAAAGGTTATCCAGAAGATTGGATAACTCAAAGATTGTTATCTATTAAAATCCGTAAAGAACTTACAGCTGAATGGCAAGACCACGGAATAACAGATGAAAAAGATTATGCAATACTCACTAATGAAATGATAAAGGCATGGTCGGGATTAAGCATTCAAAAATACAAGCAACTCAAAGATTTGAAAAAAGAAAATCTAAGAGATAATATGACAGACCTAGAATTAGTCCTTAATATGCTTGCCGAAGTAACAACAACCACATTTTCAAAGCAAGAGCAACCACAAACTTTTGAAGAAAACAAAAAAGTTGCAATTCGTGGTGGAAAAGTAGCAGGAAATGCAAGAAATGATATAGAAAAACAAATTGGACATTCGGTTATTTCTCCTGTAAATGCAAACGAAAAAGAATTGCTTGATACAAAACAAGCAAAACTATTGAACAATAAAAAAGAAGATTAAATAACATAAAACACAAAAACCGCATTCAAACGAGTGTGGTTTTTTCATATCCAAATAAGGAGACAAAATGGAAATAAGAAAAATGAAAGTCGAAGAACTGCATCCAGCGGAATACAATCCAAGGAAAAAGTTGCAACCAGGCGACAAAGAGTTTGAAAAACTGAAAAACAGTATCCTAGAATTCGGCTATGTAGAGCCAGTCATCTGGAATAAAAGAACAGGCAATGTAGTTGGTGGACACCAACGACTAGAAGTGCTTAAACATCTTGGACATAAAGAAGTTGATTGCGTTGTCATTGACATTGATATTAAAAAAGAAAAAGCACTTAATGTTGCATTAAACAAAATCAGTGGCGAGTGGGATACAGCACTTTTAACAGACTTGCTAAAAGAGTTGGATGGCGATGGTATGGCATCACTCACAGGTTTTGATCTAAACGAACTTGATGACTTGTTCGCTGGATCGGTCTATGATGTGAAAGAAGATAACTTTGATACGGAAACAGAGATTGAACAAATTAAAGAACCTTTCACAAAGCAAGGCGATATTTGGAAGATTAAAAACCATAAGTTGCTTTGTGGCGACAGCACAAAACTTGATCATGCTGAATTATTGTTTGGCGACAAGTTTGCTGACCTAATTGTAACCGATCCACCATACAACATTGATTATGGAACTTCTGAACAGGATAGGTCAAAGGCTCGTGGCAAAGACCAGGAAGCTAGAATCATACTAAACGATGATATGGATGATGAAAATTTCTATAAATTCTTACTAGATTTTTATAAAACATCATACCAGATGGCGAAAGGTGGTTGTCCAATTTATGTGTTCCATTCAACCAAAGAGAGTGTGAACTTTATAACAGCACTTAAAAATGCAGGGTTCAAGTTATCTCAAACACTTATCTGGGCCAAAGATAGATTTACACTTGGTAGGTCAGATTATCAGTGGCAATTTGAACCTATCCTATATGGTTGGAAAGTAGTGGATGGCAAACCACATTACTTTATTCACGACAGAACTCAAAGTTCATTGTTTAATGATTCCAAAGAGTTTGGAAAGATGAAGAAAGAAGAACTTGTAAAAATGCTACAAGATATCTTTGAGAACACACCAACAGATGTAATTCACGATAACAAGCCACTAAGAAACAAAGAACACCCAACAATGAAACCAATTACACTAATAGCAAAACTTATACAAAACTCATCAAGAGAAAGAGAAATTGTGTATGATGCCTTTGGTGGAAGCGGTTCAACATTGATGGCGTGTGAACAACTTAATAGAGTGTCGTACAGTATTGAACTAGATGAAAAATATTGCGATGTTATAGTCAAAAGATTTATAAAATCATTTGGTTCAAAAGATATTTATCTATTGAGAAATGGCAAAGAAACACCAGTTGAAGAAACTGAAATAATTAAGGATTAAGTCTGGACTTAAAAACGCATTTGCGGTATGTTTGTAATAACTTAAAGGAGGCACTATGAAAAAAGGAATTTGGCATAGCAAAAAAGTATCAGAACTATGCAAAAATGAAGATTTTAACATTGCACTTGGAATGGAATTTGCAAAGATAATTACAGAGAAAAGTGAGCAGGGAGATGAACTAAAAGAAGCATCAATCAAGAAAGAAGAATATAAATTGAACTTCAAAGTGTTAGATCACGAACTCACACTTCTTGCAGATTTCAAAAATAGAAGTATGGGAATCATCCTTGCAGATGAAAAAGTGGAGGCACTATGACAAAAGCGAAACCAATGTTAGTATTTAACAGTGTAGGAGAAACGGGAAACATATTCTGGATTATAGGTGCTCTCTACAACCTAGTAGGAAAGGCAAAAGGTAGAGAGATCTACAACGAGATACAGCAAAATGCAAAAAGTTATGACCAGGCACTTGAAATAATTGGCAAGTACGTGGAATTGATAGACAGTCCAAATGCAAAATAAAATTTAATAAAACATACGAAAGGAAGGCAAAACACCTTCCTTTTTTGCTGTAAAAATGAGGTGTATAAATGAAAGATAATTTGCAAGAAAAAGGTCAAGCACTTGCTGACCGCGCGGTTGCTTTCATCAACTCTCTAAAACATACCAAAGGTGTTTGGTATGGACAAAACTTCAACTTGCTTCCTTGGCAAACAAAAATAGTAAGAGATATCTTTGGAACATTAAAACCAAATGGATATAGGCAATACAACACAGCCTATGTTGAGATACCGAAAAAACAAGGAAAATCTGAATTGGCGGCGGCAATTGCATTATATCTCACTTGTGCAGATAACGAACCAGGTGCAGAAGTCTATGGTTGTGCGGCAGACAAGCAACAAGCATCAATCGTA